TATGTTGGAAGCATTTAAATCTTCCGGAACCAACACCAATACAATATGATATAGCTGACTATCTACAATCTAAAGAAAAAAGATTAGTGATAGAAGCATTTAGAGGTGTAGGTAAATCTTGGATTACTTCGGCATTTGTATGTCACCAATTATTACTTAATCCACAACGTAATATACTTGTAGTATCTGCATCTAAAAGTAGGGCTGATGATTTCAGTACATTTACACAAAGATTAATAGGTGAAATGCCTATATTACAACATTTACAGCCTAGAGACAATCAAAGACACTCTAAGGTTAGCTTTGATGTAGCACCTGCGTTAGCATCTCATGCACCCTCAGTTAAATCTATGGGTATTACAGGACAGTTAACAGGTAGTAGAGCTGACTTAATTATTGCTGATGACGTAGAGAGTGCTAATAACTCTCAGACACAGTTAATGAGAGACAGATTAGGTGAAACAGTAAAAGAATTTGATGCAATTATCAAACCTGAAGTAGGAAGAATTATATTTCTAGGTACACCACAAACAGAAATGTCATTATACAATGATTTAGAAGAACGTGGTTTTAAAACTAAAATATGGACAGCGTTATACCCTACTAAAGAACAATTAACAGGTTATGGACATAAGATAGCTCCAATGATTGCAGATGTAACAGATAATGAAGGTAAGCCTACAGACCCTAAGAGATTTGATGAAGTAGACTTATTAGAACGTATGTCTTCATACGGACGTTCAGGGTTTAATTTACAATTTATGTTAGACACAACAATGTCTGACGCTAATAGATACCCTTTAAAACTAAACGATTTAATTGTATTATCAGGTTGTTCTAAATGGACAGAAGCTCCGGCTAAATTACAATGGGCATCATCTCCAGAACAGATGAAAGCTATTGACCCTGAGATACCAAATGTAGGTTTAAAAGGTGACTACTACGTGGCACCAATGCATATTAGCCCTGAGTTTACGCCTTTTGAGGGGTCTGTTATGTCAATTGACCCTTCTGGTCGTGGGGAAGACAAAACAGCGTATGCGGTGCTTAAAATGCTTCATGGAGTGCTTTATTTGACTGCCATAGGTTCTTTAGATGGTGGTTATAGTGAAGATACTATGGCTAGATTGTCCCAGATTGCTAAACAACAAGATGTAAACTATGTTGTTATTGAGAGTAACTTTGGTGATGGTATGGCTACACAGTTGTTAAAACCTGTTATGGCTAGAACACACCCATGTGAAATAGAAGAAGTAAGACATAATATACAGAAAGAAAAGCGTATTATAGATACTTTAGAACCTATTATGAATAGTCATAGGTTAGTTATTGATGATTTAATTATTAAAGAAGACTTTAAACTAGAACCTGACCATCAGTTGTTTAGACAGATGACTAGGATTACTAGAGACAAAGGAGCTCTAAGACATGATGACCAAATTGATGCGCTTGCTATTGCTGCTAATTATTGGGTACAGCGTATGGATAGAGACCAAGTCTTATCGTACAACCAACACAAAGAAGATTTACTTGACCAAGAGCTTGAACGATTTATGGAGACAGCCATTGGTAAAGAACCAGAAGAGGATAGATTTATATAATATGGATAATACTTATAAAGTAGACTGGAAGTTTATATCCGGTTTAGAAGGAAATAATCATCACAAAGGCTATCAGCCTACAAGTAATAGTGGTGTTACAATAGGTATTGGTTTTGATTTAAAAGACAAAACACCTGATAGTCTAAAAGCAATGGGTTTTGATGACCTATTAATACAAAGATTAGAGCCATATTTAGGCTTAACAGGGTCTAAAGCTAAAGGATTAGCTAAGAATTTAATAATGACTGACCAAGAAACAGACACTATTAATAGATTATCTAAAGCTTTTTATACAAGTGATATAGCTAAACAGTTTAATAAGGTATCAATTGATAAGAAATTTACTGATTTATCAGCAGCACAACAGACAGTTGTAGCTTCTGTAGGGTTCCAATATGGTTCCCTTAATAGAACACCTAAATTTCTTTCTGCTGCGGCAGAAGGTAGATGGACAGATGTTGTCAAAGAGTTAAATAACTTTGGAGATGACTTTGGGACTAGAAGAGAAACTGAGGCTCTTTATTTGTCGGACAGAATGTAATACCCGGAATATTTTATAAAAAATTCTGAAGGGGTATATCACTGTAGCGGCACCCGAGTTTCCCCCATACAATCACCAGTTGCGCAGCTGTAAGTGTCCCCTGAGTAAACTTTAAGCACACCTGAGCAAGGTATATATAGGAATGAGTGCCCAAAGAGTGCCGGCGGTATACATAAAGAATAAATAGGCGTGCCTTCGAGCTCGTCTGTTTTTTTAGTTTACACATAGTATACCTTTTAAACGAACACACAGCCACGCACAGCACACACAAAGCATACACACGGCACACACACCGCACACACACCGCACACGCTCAATACTATTAAGGTTCCCATATTAGATAAAACAAAAAAAAAGAAAACACTGTGTATACTATGTGTATAGTATATAAGAGTAATAAAGATGTATGTATACCCAGTGTATACTTAGGGTAATACTTAGGTGTCTTAGGTGTACTGGGTGTATATACTCTTTATAACTATTCTAATATAGATATAAAATATAGGTGTCTGTTTTTTTTCTAGTCATGCATATCATGCATACCTGTTATGCAAACATAGCATAAGACAATTTAATTGTTTTAGTTTATAGTGTTTTTATGTTCAATTATTTAGATACTTACCAAGTGCTAACGGCGGTGACAGCGTCTAAGCTTAATGTCTAAATAGTTTCCGGCGGGCTCAGCCTCATAGAGCCTACAGTTAATAAGCACGGACACCGCAACAGTCGCAAGGCGAGCCGGTCTAGCGCTTCAGCGTGATTGCTTTGAGCCAGTACAGACAAAACTATGTTTGTATCATATTTTTAGATATGACTGATGAGCTCCAGTAGAGCGAAACAAACAAACTGAGGTTATTATGAAATATAATAAAACAATTCAAAAAATACTGACGCAGCACCACGCTGACAAGTTCAAAGACGCAGCAAACAAAGCAGCGTTTTTGTCTAACTATGCCAAAGAGACTGACAAAATTAAAAAGATTGAGATGTTAAGAGAAGCAAACAAACAAGGATGGATTTAAATATGGACATAGCACAAATTAACTTTCCAATTAATGACAATGACGGCGCTAAACTTATGGCGCCGTTGTTAATTCAAAAAGAGTTATGCGCTGAGTTTGGCGGGTGTACAGCGTATGATGGTGCCGGCTCATGGGTTAGTGATGATGGCAAGTTATACGCTGAGCCTGTTAAGATAATTCAAACAGCATTTAAAAATAATTATAAAAATAGATTGTTTTTAAAAAACCTTGTTAAGAAATACGGCAAACTTTCTAAACAAGAAGCCGTTTATTTATCTATTAATAACAAGGCTAATATAATTAACATTAAGTAACACTGACGAGCTTTTAATAAGCGAAACTGAGCGGCGCTGCCGCTTAGTCTGTTACATAAGTAACTACAAACAACCAAAAACGAGGACACTATGCAAAAACACTATTTAAGAACTACAAAAAACCTTTACAGCTGCACTGACAGCGGCGTAACTGTTTATTACTCATACGTCACGCCGGTAGCAATTAGAGACCCATTCGGCGTGTTACATGTTAGTCAAAATGTCTGGAGCTCTACAACTGGTAAACATTTAACATGGATTGACGGCGGTACGTCTCAAGCCAAAAAGAAGCGTTTAGCGTTTAGTGACTTTACAAAGTTAAAAAACATCTACGGCGTTGAGCGTTCTTATGATTTACAGTCAAGCTTTATACGTCCTAAAACTGACACGGTGCCGGACATCATTAAGTTTGATGAGCAGTTACCGGACAGCCTGCAACTGTTAAAAATATAATCATGGATTTAACAGAACTTGAAGACGTAACAATTCAAAAAAATGTTGCTTTAAGTATTATTAAAGCTCACGGTTGTGAGTGTGAGCTTAGCGACTTTTTTAAGAATTGCGGAAACAAACAAACCTATTCAGCTATAAAAGTTTATCACTGGCTAGGTTATTAATAATAAACAAAGAGCGAAACAGGGCGCACCTCAGGCGCCTTGTCTCATGGTGTTGCCATGACTGATGAGCTCAGTAAGTTCAAACAATCAACATAGGAGCGTAGCTATATGAATATGCTATTTAAAATAATATACGAATACCTGCATAAAAAAATGCTAGAAGACGAGCAAGCTTTTAGAAATAAAAGATTAGCCGTGAGAATGAAGTTAAACAACGGTTACAGCAAGGCGGGTCACTAATGCCAAATATCGTTGTATCTAACTTTATTAATGAGCGTTGGGTTGACCGGTTATATCAAAATTTTAATAAGTCAGTATACTTGTTAAAACCTGATGGAACGGTTGACCCATGCAAAGTTAAAAAAGTAAAATCAAAATACTATTTAACTAGCACCGGTAAATGGTTCAATTCAGCAGGTTTAAGAATTGACGAGCCGGCGAGTGTTGATAAAAAACAGGAACTTGACAAATTTCACAGTGAATTAAAACAAGCTGAGATTGATGCTAAGTTTCAAAAACTAAAACAAACAATAAGAGGTAACTAGTATGTATGTAAGTAAATATGATATGGTTGTAATAGGTCAAAAATGGAATGATAAAAAAGACAAACTTGAACATGGGCACACATTGGTGCGTATGTTTAGTGATGAAGGTATAAATATTAAAAAATTTGTATCTTTAATGGATGAACTATCAGACGCACATGATGGATGTGAAATTGAAGTAAGTGTTGTTATGAAACAAAGAGATTACGACTAGTAACACTGATGAGCTCTAATTGAGCGAAACTAGAGCCGGTACTATCCGGCTTTAGTCTGTTACAATTAACTTAACCAAAGGACAACATGATTGAACTAATACTAGGACTACCATTTGAAGGTCATGTGTTAATACTAGGTACAATAATAGCCGGTATAATACATGTAATTCGGACATCTAAAAAGGAGCGTAGCATTAACCCTTTTGAACAAACAACACAATTAACAGATAAACAAATTAAATCACTACAGGAGCACAATGACAGATAAAGAACAGATACAACATTTGATTGACAGTAATAACAAGTTAGAGGCTGAGTTAATAGCACTTAAAACTAAATCTGAAGGATGGCTTGAAGATTTAAAAAATACCAAAGCAATTTTAATGGCTAGGAACGTAGATTTAAAAATACGTAAAGAAGTAGCTATTAATTGGGAGCTTAAAAAGAAAATCATATTGTTTCTACAGAAAACACAATCTGTTGAAGCATATGATGCACTGACACCAAACCAAATAGCAATGAAAGCGGCAACGTTTATTGAGAGAATACTAGGCTCAAAAAAACCGCCTTTATTGGCTATTATAAATGAGCTACAAATGACTACTAGGGAGCCTGACTAAGGTTCCCATAGTAGATATTATAAACATAACCCACAGATACTTATAGGAGTTAGACACATGGCACGACTGATTG